CCAATTGCAGGGTGATACTCGCATTGCGGGCAAGCGCCGGCGCCGTCGCGCCGAAGTCGCCGGATTTTGGCGAGACCGGAGGGGTCTGGGGTACGGCCCAGTCCAGCGCCCCCCGTTCCGGTTAGGCACCGAAGAGCAGCTGGCTGCTGACAAAGTGTACTGCCCCAACGGCCGCTGGGTTGTGACCCAGGGTCGGGAGTACATGAACGACAAGGGGATGGTTGAATTCACCGACGGTGTAAAAACCTATTTCGATGGAAAAAGTGCGTGTGGTTTCTACCGTACGTGCGTGGGACCAAGCTTCGCACAAAACGGAGTGGTGTGGGGAGTGACAAACAATAACCAAGCTAGCGCCCTCGGGCGACTGGTTTCACTTCGCTACAATGACCGCAAGAGTATGATCAAGGTCGACGAGATACTGGCCACGGTACTGAACCGGCCTGCGAACAGCGAGCTGTTGAACGGACTGTGGAACCAAGTTGAAGCCAGTGCTAACCGCACCGAGACATACGCAAGGCTGCTGAAGGATTACGCATTAGAGCTAGAGGAGAGGATGTTCGAGCTGCAAGACCAAAACATGTACGACCGTGTGAAAGTCGAGACCTTTTGCAGTTGGATTCAACCCTCTGAGCACCTCGTGCTTGCCGACTACATCGACAGCATCCAATACGCGATGGACCACGTTACCGACCCCCACCCAAAGATGGTAATCCGAAAACTCGCCTGGAAGGAGTTGTGTTATTGCATTGGACGTGATGGTACCAGTGTGATTGACAAGCTCTGGCTGAAAGAAGTATTATACAAGATGAAACCTGACGAGATTGCAAAAGTTGGTAAATGGGCAAGGATGATTGGTGACCTTGGTGTTGCCGCTAGCCTACAAGGATTCGGGGTGACAAGTTTGCTCAAAGAAATGTTATGCTGCCCCGCTGATGGGAGCAATTACAACACGTATCGGGGATTCCGCGTCTACATCGCGAAGAAGCCTGACTACGCTCTGATGAAGGAGATATTTGAGGAGCTCATCAACCCTACTGACCTTGGGACTTTTGCTATCTTCTCCGATGATAGCTGCGCTTCGATGCGTTTCGCTGATGGAGTTCAGTTTGGGAACTTGGACATATCCGGGTGCGATGCCAGCCACGGTACGAGAGCCTTCACCGGCTTGCTAGACATCACACCAACAAGCTTGAAAAAAGACCTTGATATTCTTATCGACCAGTGCAAACTACCGATGGTGATACAGAGTTTAGGGACAGAAAAACAAACAAAAATGAAGAAGCAAACAGTACGTATGAAGAGTAGAACGGGCAGACCCTCACTCTACTCCGGGTCTACATTGACCACCGTGATCAACGGCGGAGCCAACGGAAACATCGCCTTGCAAGCCATCGATGAATACCACACCGGTGTCTTAACGAGGTTCGAAGATATCCAATCTTCCGCAATGCGCGTGGGCTATTACGTGACCTGCGAGAGAGCAGAAAAACCCGAAAAATTACAATTCCTCAAATATTCCCCACTGAAAGATGTGCAGGGAGTGTACGTCCCGGTGTTGAACTTGGGCGTGCTCTTTCGAGCCTCTGGAGTGTGGAAAGGGGACATACCGGGCGGCAAGAATGTTCCATTGAGGGAGCGAAACGCTGCTGCGCAAAAACAACTACTCAAGGGTATGTACCCACGGTTATCAACTCCACTAGTAGATGCGATGAAACACCAGGTCGAGCACGCCGGGACTGACACGAAAATTGTCAACTTCGTGCGAAAGCACCTACCGTATCAAGAAAACATTGAAAACGAGAAGACTATCTACATACCAAGCGCATCCTTCGCCGAGCGATACAGCATCGACGAACTCTGGATCGCTGAACTTGAGGCGTACATCCGCGCCACCGGCCCCGACACCCAGTACGCCACGCCATTCGTGGACGCCGTGCTGAAGGAGGACTACGGACTTCGTTGCGAGCTCTTTACGGGAGAGAAAGTAACGATTGATTAATTACACGACCATCACCTGCGAACGGACCCACCCGAAACCATTGGGC